CAACTTCTTCCAGAGGTTTTTGACGCCTCCGAAGCTGTTGACCACGCGCCGACCGTTGATGGTGTAACTCATGGCGCCGATGACTGTGCGCGAAAATCGTTCGCGCTGCAACAGGTTTTTTCATTTCGTCGTAAGGCGCTCTGCCGTAACGTCCAACGCCCATGGAACCCGTCTCCTCCAGCGAACTTGTTGCACGATTCACCGGTATTCACAACGCTCCTGCTGGGCTTGTCACGCTCGCCCCCAAAGTTCACTCAGAATCAGGCCCGATTGCGACCATGGGAAGCGCCATGCCGCCGGACACGATTATCCCCAAAGGCGCAGGTATTTACGATGAAAACGGGATGCTCCCAACCATCAAAGGCAAAGGCCTTGAGTTCATCGCTTACGCTTAGGCTCAAGTGCCTTCTCGAACAACTCGGCTTCTGCATCGCGTCGACGTTGTAAGCCTTTGCTGTTAGGCCACAAACGCTTCATCGACCGGATAAGCGCAGGTACGTCGTAGAAGCGCCTATCACGCATAGCGTTCTGGATTCCAAGCATTTCGGAGCGCCTCTCTCCTGATAGCGCTGTGCCGCGGTTGAACACAAGCGAGATGAGCGCGTCCCGCGCTTCATCCGGCAAGTCCTCTGCCTGTGGATAGATGCGCAGCATCTGGAGGTAGAACTTTGGCACCGTGTTGTTCTGGAAGACCTCAATGGCTTTGGTCCATAGGATCACGATGCTCCGCATGGTTGGCGAAGCGTGCAGGAGCTCGCGGGCTGCGTTGGCTTTGACTCCGAGGGCGGCGGTGAGCGCAAGGTAGTCAGACTCAGGGAGAAGTGCCTCCCATGCTTCTTGGAACTGTTGCGGCGTCGTGTAGCCCAAGTCGTAGCCAATACCGATGGTCACTCCGCTTTGCTCTCCGGGCCATGTCGGGCTCTGAAGGAACTTGCGGTAGTAATCCTCACCGCCGCCCACCTCAAAGTCGATGATGAGCTTTAGCCCTGCGTCGGATATTTTCATCTCAGTGCCGCTCGCCTCCAAACCGTTCTGCCAGCTCGCTTACCCGTTTCCAGAGCTCCTTCCGGTCGTCCTCGCACTCGCGGATCTTCTGCGAGAGATACCAGATGGCGATGGCCATTGCACACGCAAGCGGCCCTTGAGCAACGAGTTGGTTTACCATGGGTTCAAACGAGATATCGGCAATCACGGTTTCTCCTTACGAAAGATGTTGATGGCGGAGTACACGCTCACGCCGGCGGTCAGGATAGCGTCTGCTTGGTCTGGCGCAACACGAACCCCGAAGACCGTGAGAAGACTGATGATTCCGCGCCACGTCGATGGTTCCAGCAAGCGAGCAAGGATGTATTTCATAGGTGATGTTGGTTGATTCTGTCTGCAAGAAGCGCCAAAGCCGTCACGGCAACCGTTGGCAGTACGAAGTCCAGTATGCCCTTGAGCGTCCACGCACGGGCTTCTAGGCCGCCCCAGAAGGGCATATTCGCTCGGCGCCCACCGTAGTTGTGCTCGATGTTGCGGTACTCAGCTTGAGCGTACTCGCGCCCCCAGAAGTACGATGCACCTGCCGCTGCGCCCGTCCACCAATCACCGCTCACAAGAGCGATGACGGACTGGATGGCGAGCGCGATGAATGGATGCTCAAGATAGCGCATTACTTGATTTGGTATTGGAAGTGAAAAGAGAACTGATTCACAGCGGTATTCGGTGACTGGAATCTCAGAGTAATTCGGTCGTTTATGGTGTCTGCATACAGACACGCAGTCAGCCCAAACGATGTCGTTGCAGTTCCAGATGCATTGCTATCCGCAGTGAAATTGCTGGGGATTGGCAAGCTGATTCCAACTTCGGTGTTCGTGCTGGCTGCGGCAGTTGGTGTCACATCCATGCGCCCATACACCTGCACAATGTTTCCAGTGTGTTTGTACATGGTACCCACATAACCATTTGCAACAGAAACATTCGCAACTGCCGTCATCGTTGGTTGATAGAAGTTTGCACCTGGCAGCTTGTTTGTGGAAGCTAATGTCGCTTGATTAAGGATATCTCCAGAAACTCCAGCAAGATACGTTTCTCCTTTTACATCAATATTGCTTGTCAAGGTGCCAAGGAACACTGCGTACCGGTGCGTTGAACCACGCACAACATTGTTCACCACTTCAATGTACTCACTCGCGTTGGTGACGCTGATGGCAGAGCCAGAGTCAATGTCGGTAGTGGTTGATGTGTTTGCGTTCTGGAAGATGTTGTCAGCAATTACACCATACTTTCCTGCATGTGTTCCGTATGTTGGGTTTTCCGCATAAACACGAATTCCGCACAACGCTGTGTTGCGAACTACGTTTCCTTTTACAACAAAGTTGTATGCATCTGTAACTGCCAATCCGTAGTAGGATGAGATGGTGTCAACAATGTTGTCGGTAATTTGAAAATTGTAAGTCAGTCCATTCCGACCCATTCCCCAGATGCCAGCATCGCGGCATCCAAAAACGTGATTCTCAGAAACCACATAGTTGTAAACTGGCGTAGCAGCACCAGCAGTATCCTGTCCGGTAATCAGGATTCCATATATTCCGATGCCATTCCCGCGAATGCGATTTCCGCGAATCTGGAAGTTGTTAGACCCAGCCCACTGGTCGATGATGCCATCATGCACTGCAACTCCGATGCTGCTTTGGATGAAAACGTCGTTATTCAGGATTGAGTACCGAGAGCAATTCAGTGATGCAGTGGCAGCCCCTGGTGTAACGAATACGCATTCCTGAATGATAAAATCTGTTGCGTCGTAACAAAGGATTGAGCGCATGCCACCGGAAAACCCTGTCATTAAGCCTGCGTCAAACTTGAGGCATGACACCCGCACGCCTGTAACGGAACGAATGTCCAGTTGGCGTTGGTTTGCGCCTGGTCCGCCATTAACCAACGTCAGCGATTTGATGACGGAACCAACTCCGGTCCCATAGAGTGACGTGTTGGCCGGTACTGAAAGCGCATTGCTCGTCAAGTACACGCCTTCGGGAAAGGACACTGATCCTCCCGCACCGGCATTCAATGCAGCTTGAATCGCGGCAGTGTCGTCCGTCACCCCGTCTCCTCTTGCCCCGAACTCAAGAACCGAGACGATTCCGTTCAGCTTGTCTGCGTTCTGAAATGCTTTGCTGCTCATAAGGTATGTGATTACTGCCAAGGAAATGGCGTTATCTGCGGTTGGGTTGCTCCTGTTTTCTGAGCAACCATGTCCTCGTATTTCTTAACGTTACTGTACTCCTCTTCGTGAACGCCATCATCGAGCGCATCCTTTACCCACTGAATGACTTGTTCTTCGGTCGCGGCATCGAGCTGCGTGAATGAATCAACGTCTGGCGGCAGTAAGTTGGTATCTGACTCAATGGTTGATGTCCCGTCTGACACCGAAAACGAAGCGTTTACAACTGTCCCAGCAACCGGCGTGTCGAGCGTTTTAATCTGCGTGATTTTCCAGTTCATTTTGCTTCGGATGCTGATTGCTTCAGGTTCTCAAGGTCAGCCTTTAGCTTTTCAATAAGCGCAGCTTGCTCAATGTTGGCGAGCAAGAGTTGACCGAGTTGTTCGACTAGCATTTTTCGTGGGTCCATAGTGTTAAGCGATGACTGCAAGTTTGCGTTGATTTCCTGCTGCATCTTTCACCAAGATATATCCGGTGATGGGCACATCAGCGTTTGCGACAAGAGTTCCAAAGCGCAATAGACCTGTTCCTTTTGTAACAAGTCGAATATCAATATCAGTATCTGATCCAACTATAGACAAAACTGCATTTCCAGTTCCTGAATTTGTGCCATACGCATGGAGGAAGTTGACGGGCGCACTGTTGACTCCTCCAGCGCGGAACTCTTCGTTGGCCAGAGAGTTTTGAGATACGAAGCGGTGAGGTGTCGTTCCTTTGGTTTGGTAGAAAAGTCCGACGTTTGTGTCAGATCCAGCAGCAGCAATGACCGGATAAGATCCAGCACTTGAATTAAAAAATTGAAAATAATTTGCTGGAGTTGCATTTGTAAAAAATGCAGCACAAACACCAGAATATCCATAAATGCCAACGTATCCATCTTGCGCTGCAATAGTCAGATTTTGCGAGTTGTTTGTGGCGTCACTGCGGATTGTAAAACCAAAAAAGTTTGATGGCGTCCTCCATAAAAGTTGATGGCCTTTAGCCATTTCGATAGCAGTGCCAGTGCCCGTGATTCCGTCCGTTCCAGTAATGCCATCTGATCGGAATAAAATTCCTTTGTTCCATGTGCTCCCATTCTTGCCGATAGCAATTGCAGTGTTACTTGGATTGGTTGGAGTTCCTCCGTAAGATGGGTCGCCTCCAGCAGCTAGCCAAATACCGTATGTTCCAGTTGTAAAAACGTATGGAGTGCTGCTTCGATTTACTCCTTCAAGGTTTTTAACAGCAAGCTCAAGCCCAAACCCATAGCTTCCTTGAGTAAACTGCACGTCTGAATATAGACCCCACACGCTGCGACTGGCTTTATTTCCAATAGCAAATCCAGACACGCCGATTGATTCGGTTGGCTGTCCTGCGGCGATATCGATGTTTGCGTTCGACACAAACCCTGTTACAGCCATCAGCCCGTTGTCTTGAGCAACAAAGAACGAGGAGTCGCGAGGTGCCCAATTGGCTCCCTGTGCTGATGTTGGAACAAATCCCCCCTGCGTGCCGGAAAAATTGCCAGTAAACGCAGCGCCGTCATTCACGAACAAACGGTCGCGAACACGGTTCATGTTGGCTCCAGCACCAACATCAGGCCAGTACCCACGCTCTTGAATGGCCGCTGTTCCAGCACCTGTCCAAGACACCTGAGAAGCGATGTCCCAGTAGCCTGTCACATTCGTTGTCAGGCTGTAGCTGCCAGAAGGCACATATACTTGCAGGCCTGTAGCTGCCGCCGCTGTAAACGCTGCCGTGTCATCCGTAACTCCATCTCCAACCGCCCCGAAATCTCTCACGCTGACGGTCTCAGACAGCTTCGCTTCGACGTTGGTGAAGACCGATGAGGCGTCTGGCAGCTTGTAGGTAACGTCCTGCGCGTCGATGTTCGCAGCGGTGTCGTAATTGTAACCGATGTCGAAGACGAACTCGTCCCCGTTGTCGGCCCCTGCCGTCAGCGTAATTTGGCTGTAGCCGGTCTCTGCGTAGTCTTGACCTACGATGAGGCGCAGACCGTTGCGGTAGACGAACAGGTTGTTCGTCCCGGGGATGTAGGTGCGGCTGAGGTTAAACACCGTCTGGCCTGAGATAGCGGTGATGACCTGCTGGTAGGTGCTGCCTGCGTTGGAGCTGGGGTCTTTGTAGTTGAGGTCGGAGAAGACCTGAACGCCCTTGTTATTGGTGACGCGGATCGAGTAGGTGACAAAACCGGTGTAGAGCCGCCCAGGAGAACCGTTGCGCGAGAAGTACCCATTGATGGTGCGTACCGGCTGTGCAGCGGGCTGCGTGAGGGCCTCGTCCCAGTATACCGGTATCGGGTCAGTGACGGGGTTGAGGTTCGCGCTGCCGACGTAGACGTTGCCGTTGTTGAGCGGCGAGCCGTCGGTGTCGTTGAACGACGGGAAAGGGGAGGTGATGGCGTATGACATGGGTTATTCTTCTGGTTGAACAGGCTCTTGTGCAGGTTCTTCTGCGGTTCCAATCAAGAACGCTGCATTGCGCTGCGCCTGCGGCAGGTTAACAGCATCCGCGAACTTCTTAAACCTCGAACTTTTGACAGCTGCTGTTGCTGCTTGCGTGTATTTTGTAGGATCTGCCGTGGATGCCTTTACAAGTGTTCGGAACTCTGGCGATAGCAAGAAATCATCTGCTAAATTAAGAAGCGGAACTGCTTCTTTGCTGCCAGAGGCTGCAATAGCCCCAGCTATAGAGGCGCCGATGGTAGGTCCAACAACCGGTGTTGCAATAGCTGCAGCTGCGCTGCCCTTTGCTGTTCTCAACACTGCTCCGTATATGCGATCCAGCATTGTCTCAGACGCCTTCATGGCGGTCTGTAGGCGTCCTGTTGGAATGTTCTTGGATTTGACGTCTTGGATGTTGCTTGCGATTGTGTACAGGTTATCGAGATGCTTGCGGGTTTCTGGCGGCAAGTTGGTAAAGAGTGCGTTCTTTGATGCCTTGTTGGTTGTAAGCCCTTCGTACCAATTTTTGAAAAAGGTTGGATTGAATCCTTCCTCTTTTGCTTGTTGCGAGAACGCTGCACTAAGAGAACTCACAGCAACTTCCTGCCGCGCATCTGCTGGCACTTTGTTGAGAAGAGCGGCATATTCAGCGTACCCACCCTTGTTGGCCAGTTTGCGTGTCGCATCGATAAGCGGAGCGCCAAGAGATTTTTGCAGCTGTTGCCCGAAAAGATTCTCGCGTGCCTTTGCAAGATCCTTGAATTGCGACCAGAGTAAATTGGCTTCTTTCACTAAGTTCTCAGCGCCAACGGCAGTGGCTGCCGCGTCGATGTCGCTTGAAATCAGGCCGTAATATCTTTCCGCAAGTCCACTATCCAAATCGTTCAATCCCTCAATGGGAGAATCTGGATTTTTGACCTTTTTGAACAGTGCGTTCTTCTCGCGCTTGAGTGTCTCGTAGGTCGGTGGATTTGAAATTGGCACAGTTTTGGATGCCTCAAGAGCATCGATACTATCAAGAATTGCCTGACTTCTATCACCTGCAGCTACCTTTGCCTTCAACGGGATGATTTGCGCATTGATTGCAGCAATCTCCTCTTTGTTTGGAAGACGCGTTGAGCCTTCAAGCTCCAAGATTTGACGTTCGATTTTCTTGAGCCTGCTCGGATCTCCACCGAGTTCTGCAAGTTTTGCTTTTACCGCTGCAAGCGCATTGTCGATGCGAACAGGAGTTTCAGGTGGCAACACCTTCGGCAACTCAACGTCGTAGATGTTATTCGCCGCGCTTTCAAGTTTGGCTGAAAGATTTGCCATTCTCTCACTGACTCCTGCGCTCAACTGGCTCAAATCAGTTGTTCCACCGGCATCATCGATGACTGACTGTGCACGCGTCTTCAAAGCATCCAGCGCATCTTGTTTTTGAATGCTGAGCTTTGAGCCGGGCGCTGAAGCAACCGCTGCTGACACCGCTTGAAACTGCGGGTTGCTGGACAGGTAAGCCTCCGGTATCTCGTCCACGTTAAGCCCCAAATCAATCGCAGCCTGACGCACTTTAGGATCAGCTGCTCCGGCTTCAGCAAGCCTGCCACGCGCCGCCTTGTCTCCTTTTATGGCCTTTGCGACATCATCCTCAATACGAGAGGATGGAAGCGACGGCCTAAACCCTCTTGACGCTAAAACTCCACCGGCAAGCCCCGCTCCAAACTGAAGCGCTGGGCCACCGCCCATCTCTTGCACAGCTTGACTTGCTGCGCCTCCGGCTGCGCCCGTAGCTGCTGCTTCGCCTGCGGTCGTGGACATTGCAGATGCTGCGCGCTGCATCAGGCTTCCTGCGGTTGCGCGTTTTGCGACTTCACGTGCAAGGGCATTCATGCCAAGACCACTTGCCACTCCACCGCTGATAGACTCAACGATTCGCTCGGCTGCGGTGTCGGCCTGCGGAACGCCCATCTGCGTGAGATAATGCTGCACTGCCTCACCGGGAAGGGAATAGTTCGTTCCGAACAGCTTGTTGACTCCAGCAACAACAGGATCCGCAATTGGACTCATTGCCGCTCCAACCCTTGCTCCAAGACGAGCGCCAACTCCAGCTCCAGCAGGCCCACCAAGCATTCCTACTGCACCGCCAAGAGCCGCCCCGGCACCAGCACCAACAGCAGGCATTGCGGCGCCACGAAGCGCAGCTCCCGCTAAACCGCCCATCGTCGTCTCTCCATCTGGCCTCCCAATCATCGCCTCTTCGTTTGCTGCCGAAGGTAGACCCGCCGGTTGTTCTGGCGCGGGAGTGGGCGCTTCGGGGGAAGGGGCGGCTTGCTCTGCATCCGGTTTCATCCCATATCGCTCGGCAATCCGATCTGCAATCCATGGAAGTTCATCAGGCGAGTCTGCCTTAACGTCAAACTTTTTGCCGCCAATTTTTAGCTCATATGTTGGCATGGCTTTATTTTTGTATGATATCAACTTTCATGCCGTTAGGCGTGGTAAGGTTCCAACCTGAGCCAGCAGATGATCGAGCAGATGCTTCAGCTTTCCCCTGAGCCGCTTTTTTCTTTGGCTCCAATAGAGATTCAATTGACTCGCTTGGAATGGCAAAGATGTTGTCTGGATCAAGGCGGTATCGTTCCGCAATGCTCTTGGTTTTGTTGTAATACTTATCGTACTCGCCTTGAGAGGTTTTCATCCTCTCTCTTGCAAGGCGCAATACGTCATTGCGTGTCTTTTCGGATAGCCTTCCTTTTCCTTGAAGCTCACTTACCAGTCCTTTAAACTGCTCAGGAACGTTTCCGCCGCTTATTCGACCGGCCTCAGTGATACTTACCGTTGAAGTCGGGTCGTCTATCTTTACAAGATTGGTGATAGCCGATGCGTCTCCAGAACCAGTTTCAAGATCAAGAGCGCTGCGAATGCCTTGAGCAATGTCTCTTCTCAAAACGTAGGAACGAACCATAGGTTCCGCCTCAAAAGATTCCTTCATCTGAATCTCTGTTGAACGCTTCTTGTCTGGATCGAGCTTGCCTTCTTGCTTCAGTTGCAATTCAAGTTTCTTCAAATTGGTTTCAGCCTGTTTAGCCTCTGTCTCAGCTTCTTTCTCAGCGAGAGACTCTGGTGCGCGTTCCTTCAAGAAGTTCAAGTACCCTTCTGCTTTCTTCTGGTCTGTTTTGGATTGATTCATGTATCCAATGTTCGCCCAGATTGCAGGTGTAGCGTCTTCAGGAAGTCTTTTGACAACCTCCTCAAGCTCTTTAGCCATGCGTTTTGAAACAGGATTTGGATCCTTGTTCAAAGCCTCAATCTGGTCGTTGAGTACCCCGAAAGCTCGCTCGTTGTCTTTTGCCAGACCGAACATACTGGCTTCCACAATAGTGTTCACAACGCCATCGCGATACTTGTTCGGCATTGCGGCAAGGATGTTGTCGAAGCGTTTCGCTTCCTCGACGGGAAGCAACGCATTCAACTCGGCAATCTGCTGAACAGATTCTGGATCAGGATTGTTTGGATCCATCTTCTTAAAAAGCCTGCCAGTCCTAATCCTTGCAGCATCCGTAAGAGCTTTTCGTTCGTTCTCATTTGTAAGACCGATGATACCTCCAAGAACATCAGCCCCAGCGGTTTCATTCGTAGCAAACTCGTTCATCACGGTTGCAACCTTCTCTCTTCTGGCAATCTCTGATTCGGCTGCCTTGAGTTGCATTCGGTATGCATCTTCCGCACGCGCTTCGCCTCTTGCCGCACGCGCTGCCGCTGCTGCGCTCTGCGCCATCTGCTGCTCTCTGGCCTTAATGGCAAGCTGCGCTTCCTGAAGTTGGTAAGGAGCAAGAGCCGCTGCTTGTTCGCGTTGCGCCTGTGCCGCACGCAACCCCTCGATGGCTGATAGCCCTTGAATGAGATTCCCGCCAAACATACCGGTGTTCGGTTGCGGGATATTGATGCCGTAGTTGTATTCAGCCATACGTTTAACTTTGGATGTAGTACCCGCGTGCAGCAGATGGAGAATCTCCACCGAAGTAAGCTACCGGTGCTCCGCCGCCAGCAGCAGTTGCTTCTGCTGCGGTCTTGTAGAATCCACCAGTTCCCAACCCTCCACCTCCACTGCCAAGCATATTCAGGAGAGCAAAGTTCTGCACGCCGCCTGAAAGGGCATTTGAAGCCCCCATAATCCCCTGTGCCTGTGCTTGCGCGGAACCAATGATACCGGCAGCCTGTGCGGCGCCTTGAGAAGACAAAAGCCCGCTGATTGCGTTACCGCTCTGCGCGGCAGCTCCAGCCTGTCCTGCGGCTGATGCCTGCCCAAGGTTGAGCAAGTTCTGCGCACCGGCCTGTCCAACGCTGGTAAGCCCGGCAAGGCGTGCGTACTGCTGGTCGATGAGTTGATTCAGAAGCTGTGGCCGGTAACGCGCCAGAGCTGACTGCGTGTCCTCAGCGCCTCTTCGACCGGTGGCTGATGCGGTTGCAAGCAACGCTGCCTCGCCCTGTTTGGCGAGTTCTTGGAATAGCGGTCCCTGTTCAATCTGCTGGATGGCTTGACGCTGCTGGTCAATGCCCATCTGCTCGTACTGCTTGTCTTCAAGGATTGGGGTAAGCAGCGCCTGTTGTTTTGCATACTGTTCTGCCTGTCCTTTCGCCTGAATCTCGCGAATGTTTTTATCGCTTTCCTGCTGGAACTGAGCAATTAGATCCTCACGCGCCTGCCTGACTGCCATCTTCCCCTTCTGGCCTTCAGCAAGCGTTGGATTCTTGTAAGCAGCTGATTTTTTGAACAGCGCAAGTTCTTGCTCGCGGTTGCGAATGTACTCATCGACGTTCGACTTGGTGATGTCAGAAAGCTGAGAAAGTTGCGTGAACTCAGGAGATTGACGCGCCCTTGCCAATGCCTCTTGACGTGCCGCCTCGCCGCCAAGACCGGTGAGCGCCTGCAGTCCGCGAATGGCTCCAGGGCCTGCGCCGATGTACGGCTGTGTCAAATCAGGGCGTCCAGCTGAAATATAAGGAGCAAGGATTTCTTGAATCTGATCAAACTGACGGCGCTGCTCGTCAATGGCACGGCCTTGCGCTTCAGCCTGCGTTCTTGCTGCACTTTGCGCTGCTGCCGCGCCTTTTTTAGCGGCAAGCGAAGACCCAACAATACTAGCACCTGCTGCACCTATTGCAATTGCTGATGTAGTTCCAACGCCAGCGGCTGCCGCTGCCGCTCCAAGACCAAGTCCTGTTCCTACTGCTACAAAAGCCATTTTTATTCCTCCTTATTATTTACACTTTCAAGCAACTTCATTGCTTCTTCATGTTTAATAAAGCAGTTGCTTTTTCTAACAAGAGTGGACTCAAGCACATCAACGCTTGTTTCTTCAGTTGGATGAATTGTTGCAAACTTCATCTCCTCAAGTATGTACAGCACCTTTCGTACATTTGGTTTCGAGATGAAGTAACATGGTGCAATAAGGTCTTCGATAACACCATCAATCATCACTCTGGCCTTGCCTGTAAGAACCACATTGAAATGTTCTGTGAGATGTTCGTGCCCGATGATAAGACTTCCCGCGGGCATCGTTATCTCGCGCATATAGACGCCCGGAGCAAAGTTATGCTTCAGAGGACATTCAACTTGCGGAAAGTTTAGCAGTTGCTCCTCAATGGCCTCAATCTGCTCGTTTATAGGAACTGACAAGTCAGTACTCATTACGTCACTTCCCTCCCAGAAGCCATGATGGTCAGCGCGGACGCCGCGCTTGCCAGAGTTGAGATAGCCCCGCCTGACTCAAGAATCTGTCCGATGAGCTCTGGGCAGGCATAGGTCTCATTGGGGACGATGACTTTCGATGCCAAAATGCGGTTTGACGCGCCCGCGGATCCCGACGGCGTAATCAGGTTTACCGTGATGGTGGCGTTGCTCGCGGAGGTGTTGGTCACCGTGAACTTGTCGATGATGCACTTGCAAGAGTTGGCCGTGTACTGCGAGGTCTGGGACGACTCAGCCTGCTTGGGCGGGATGATGTTTTTGACGGTTACAGCCATTGTCAGGAGATGTTGTTGGTCACGCTAAGGATTGCGGATGGTATTCCGGGCACCGGTGGGGCTGCGGCAAAGGCTTGGATGGTAATGTCCACCGTGTCAACGGACCACATCAACTCCAAGTAATCTCCCGCATTCATCTTATACACGAAGTTCCACGCTGCAACAGTTTCCGCATTGTTTCCTTGAAGTCGAATCTGGGTGGCCGAGTTGGCTTGATCCACGCCGTTGATTCGCGCCCATAGATAAAAGAGCCCGACGCCTCCAGATACCTTGTCGAGCTGCAATGAGAACTGGAAGTTGTAAACCCCCTCAGAATCAACGTAAATGCGGCTTGCAGGCGTTCCAATGCGCACGCCGAAGCTGAGGTCGGTCGAGTTGAACGTGACGCCGTAGGCCGTGTTTATGGCCGCTGCGGTTTGTGCTGTGGTGTCGTAGAAAGTGCCGTAGCGCGGCGCTTTGTCTGGGACTACCGGCGGAGCAAGTGCGAGAAGAGCAACTTGCTGAGAAAGCTGCGTAATCGAATCGATTGCTTGCTGCGAAGCAGCTTGCGAGTTGTAGGAGTCAACGGAACCGTCAACGACTCCAGTGGGGACGTAGTTGAAGAGTTCTTCAAAGGCCCGGATGAGGCGCTGGTCGGGCAAGAACTTGGCAAGGTCATTCCGTGTTGGCTTGATGTAGTTCGCCATTTACCACGCAAGCGGCTCAAGCCGCGCCTCCAAGCGGGCAAGAGATAGCTGCGCATCGCTTGTCCCGCGAAAGCGATACGTTCTCCAGTCTGCCATGCGCCCATTGCGCATCCATGTAAGACGCTTATTGCGTTCCCCGGTCTTGCCTGCACTGATACCGCGCTCTTGCGAGTAGGTGATGCCGTCTGCCGAATAGCTCGCGAAGATGGTTGGGTTCACGCCAAGGGCCATGCGACCCGTGAGCGCAACAAGCTCAAGCTCATGGAAGATGGCGCCCTTGCCCTCGTTGTAGAAGATTTGGGTTTCAAACTGCCAACCGACACGCTCATCCCAGAGCGTTGAAACGTCCTGCACCGCGTAGCCGAGGTTGCCCGCAGAAGTGTCCCCGCAAATCCACTTGCCATATGCCAAGATGAAGTTCCGCGCACGATATGGCGTGTCAACGTACAAGCCGTCCGCAAGCGTGAACCAGATGGCTTGCTGGGCGATTTGAGAGCTCGCGCCGTCGTAGACTAGCGTGTGGTCTGGAAGATGGATGTAGAGGTGGTTAAGTCCGTTGTGGAGGCGTGTTTCACAGATAGTGTTAGCCAGAGCAGCTTCACTGTAAGTTGCCAGAATCTGGTCAATCTCGCGTGTAGCGATTTTGACGGTGTTAGCCCCTGACGCCAACCACACCGAGATCGCCTCGTTTCGCCCGCCTCCGACGAAAGCAACTGAATCCAAATAGATGCAGCAGGAGTACGTTCCCACTCCGCCTCGTTGCACTTGGGCTCCCTCGATTCGAGCGAACGGGAAGGTGTCGATAGTCCCACCAACGTTGTTGAAGAGCTCGATGGTATGTCGGTTAATCGCATAGACCTCGTTCCGAAACTTCTGGATGGAGATGATCGGGTCGGGGTCAGCTTCGGAGGTTGCTTTGGCCTGAACCGTCAAAGGGTCTGTGAGGCTTGTCGTGCCAAGCAGCGAGCCGTCGGTCACGAAGAAGTATCCATCCACCCAGCAGAAGTCCGTGAACGGCCCCATGCCGTAGGTGTTCGTGAGTGTTGTGAGCGTTGAGCCATCCCAGTAGTACAGCACCCCGCTTGAGAGGATAGCGAGCAGTGTCTCCGAGTAGTCAAACGTGACTTGTCCCGTGCCGCCAACGTCGCCAAGAACCACCACGTTACCCAGCGAGCTAACCGAGACGAGCTTTGTGCCCATCACGCGGTAGAGCGTGCCTTGCCACTCGATGCCGCCGCGGTCGATGCCGGGGCCGATTGCGAAGTGCTTGATACCGTCAGCGGGGCGAAGATAACCGTCGCTTAGGCCCGAAGGCTGGATGACGGGAATCATGTTGCGCGGATAGCTGCGACGAAAGTCGCCAGCTTGGTCCGTGTAGATGCCGCTGAGAAGTGGGACTTGCATTACTTCTTCTTGGCGGTCTTCGCGGATGCTTTGAACGCAGCGGCAGTCGGCGCCCCCTTAGAGCCGGGCTTGCGCATCCGCTCTTTGCTGCCTGCTTCGATGCGCTCGCGCTTGGCGTGGATGTTGGCGTAGAGTCCCTTTTTCATTTGCAGTTCCAGCGTTTGAGGCTTGCGGCTTTGCGTGTCGGCCGGCCCTTCTCGTCCTTCATTGGCCCCGGCATCCCGCTCATGCGAGCGCAGAACGACCGCCGACGCGCAGCGTCTTTTTCGGTCTTTGGGTTGGGTGCCGGCGCCTTAAGGTTGCTACCAGTCTCGCGGTTGTACTTGGCGCGGCCCTTGGCAGTGAGTCCTGCTCCCTGAGATACAGGGAGCTTCTCACCGCGGCTGACCGATAGGTTGACTTGCTTCTTAGGCATCTTCAGGAGGAGGTGCAAAGGTTCCGTCTGGTTGTTGAATCCAGCCAATGTCACACGGGATATCAGTGACATTTACCAAGCTGGTTCCAGCGGGAGGTGTGTAGGGGGCAACGCCATCCCAACGGATGATATTCAGCACAACTTTTGTGAGGTCGTCTACAATAGCGTATCTCATAATTAGAAGTAGGTTGTGACCACAACGATGCCGTCTGCTCCATTGCCGCCTGCGCCAGAGTTTCCGACGTTATCAAGGCCCGCACCGCCACCACCACCTGCGCCACCATAAGTCCCACCATTGCCTCCAGCACCAGCGTTCCCAGTAACACTAGATCCTCCACCTGCACCTCCGCTGCCAGCAATAGGAAAGTTTGCGGTAACATTTGGAGCGGTTCCTCCGTTGCCGCCAATAACGCCGCCTGTAGCGGTTCCTCCACTTAAAAAACTTCCAAGTGCAGTTCCTCCGTTGCCGCCTACAAACCCAACTGTCGCAGACGTAGGTAATCCTCCTCCAGCACCACCGCCTGCTGCAGCTACAGAAATATTTGCTCCACCCAATCCTGCTCCCGCCCCACCTGCGCCGCCGTTTCCACCCTGAAACATTGCACGCGCACTTGACGAGCTTCCTGCTGAGCCTGATGCGGTAGTTGCTGCGCCTGCGCCGCCACCGCCTTGCGTCTGAACCAAAGTGCCAAAAGATGAATTGCCTCCAACTCCACCTCCATTGCCATTCGTGCTGTTGATGCTCACAGAGGCTCCACCAATGCCTCCGCTGCCAACAGTAACAGTTTCAGTTGCACCAAGTAATGTGGCTGAAATGTTGCGGGCGGAATACGATCCACCGCCACCTCCTCCTCCGCCTGATGCTTGAGATCCAACGCCAGCCTTGCGACCAGATCCTCCACCTCCACCAGCAGAAATCACAATCACATCAACTGCCTTGGCATTCGCCGGTTTTGTCCATGTGCCACTGGAAGTGAACACCTGCACGTCCGTTGGGGTTGCGCTGCCGCCAGAAGATGCAATGGTGATAGCTCCGTTGCCGTTCGTGATGGTGACATTGCTACCTGCCGTCAGCGTTGCCTTTGTAAGCCCGCCTGCGGCGTTGCCGATGAGCAGCTGCCCATTGGAGTAGGTGGTTTCCCCTGTGCCGCCGTTGGCTTCCAAGACCGTTCCGGTCACGTTCGATGCTGTACCGGTGGTGTTCTGATTCAGCGTTGGGACGTCAGCAGCTTGGATCGCGCTCATCACCACGTCGGTGCCATTCCCACGAAGGTACTGGCCGGAAGTCGTTGCGCCCGCAAGATTGTCCATTGCAGCCTGCCGAGTGAGAGACTGCATGAAAAAGTCGATGTCTGATGAAACTCTGATGTCATCCATATGCTTTAGGGTCTAATGTATCGGTCAACGCCACCGGGTGGTCGGCGATAGTAGTTCGTTCCGCCACCGGGGCGGAGGTAGTAAGACGCAGCGGGCGGCGGCCCCGGAGGGGTTACCGTCGGGCCTGCAGGCGTTTTGGAGCGCCGTCTGGATAGATATCGAATCACAGGCCAGCGCCGCAGATAAAGTTGACCGTCGTTCCTGAAGGCGAGATGAGCGCGATGACGTTGTCGTCCTCGAACTTGCCAAGAGAGACTTGGCTGCTCGGCATGACGATGTAATCAGCGGTCGTTGCTGTCACTGTCCCCTGTCCGATACGCACGAACACGGGGTTAGTGGATCCGGTGTTGGTCACGCAGATACTGCGTGTGCCGGTGCGGATGGTGTACTGTGCGGACGTGCCAGTTGCTGACTGGGATTGTCCGCTGCCGTATGAGGGATTGAATGGGAGTGTCATATTAGCCTACGCGATACCATTTTTGCAGAACCGGCTCAAACCGGAGCGTGAAAGAACCGCCTGAAGCAAGTGATGTTGGAATGTTGCTTCCAACTGCTCCATTGAGGTTCACCGTCAGCGAAGTAATTGTTGCGGTCGAGTTCACCAGAATCTCTTGGTTTGCTACGCACCCAGAAACCTGCGGAAGCAAGATGGTCAGCGTTGCAAGAGTTGATACTGGCGTGAGTACAAGCCAGACGCTGTTGTTTGTGCCGCTGATTGCGACCGTTGACGCGCTGATTGGGGAGGAGTACTGGATGACTTTGCCATCTCCCAAAGTCGTGTTCTCTTGGATGAAGTCAGCGACCACTGCGGCAGTGCAGTTGTAGTCCAGACCGTTCTGGTTGACGGCGAACAACGTGGAGTTGTTGATGCTGTCGACGTTATCGAGATTTTGGATAGCCATGTTAGCGGAACTGAAGTTGACCGTTTGGTTCCTGCTCGATGGGAGCGATGGATGGCGCCGGCAGGAACGGCCAATCCACGTCTTTGTTGCCAGCTCCCGAGGGCATCGTCGAAGGATACTGCTGTTGCAGGACATTCGCGCTCTGCATAAGGAGCGTTTGGTAGCCTGAAATCGCCCCCAACTTGGTGTCCAAAGACGGCGCTTTGCCGTACTGAGGGGCAATCCGCATCGCCAGATTCAGGATGATGGCCTCGTTGGCGGTGATAGGGACGTTCGTCTCGGTGTCCAGATCACTGTTCTCAGGCGAGTTCGTCAGCGGGTAGCCAATCTGGATGGCTTTCGCGTACCACTGGGCAACCATAGCGTCCAACCGGCGCACAGCGGACTGAAGTTCGTCGGGCGTCAAGTCGAACACATACGACGCCAGCCCCAATTCCTCGAAAGCGGCCTCAACGAACTGGCGTTTTGTGTATCCCATGCGTTATTTGCGCCGACGGCGCGGTTTCTCGTCTTCTTCTTCGTCCTCAGAAACAAGTTCAGGAGCCTCAGGAGCGGCCACAGCCTCAACTTCTGGCTCAGTCACCACAATCTTGACCTTGGGCTCGTTCTTGAGCCTCTCAGCGGCCTCCAAAGCGGCGTTGCAAGCGTCTACCGCTGCTTCAACCGAGGTGTGCCAGCCGTATTGGATAGCTTCATCGAGTTCCTCTTGGGATTCGACGCCACAATAGTCGTACGTCCCACCTCTTGCCTGATTCCGCCCGGGTGAGCGGTACACCATGCTTGGAAATTCCATCACTTCTTGAGTTTGCCGACGGGTTTTCCAGCTGCTTGCTTGGCTTTGCGGGCAGTCGAGAGCGCGATTGCCACCGCTTGCTTCTGCGGCTTACCGGACTTCATCTCCTTGCTGATGTTGGAGGAGATTGTCTTCTGTGAATAACCCTTCTTGAGCGGCATAAGTCTTTGGTTTCAGTAAAGTTAAGGGGATGGCCCCGAAGGGCCACCCCCCGTTAGCGGGAACTATACCTGATTGAACAGGATGATTCCACTCATTTCGGGTTGCTTGTTCACAACCCCGTAGAACGTGTCCACACGATACTTGGTCGTGAGGGTGTTCTGGTCGAAACGCTTCGTCATGACGAGCTCCAACCCTTGGTCGGTAGAGCCGCGCATGACTGCAACGCCAGCGTTGTCGGGCAGCGAGTAGCGACCGGGGAGGATTTCAATCGCGTCCTTGTGCCAGAAGCAGTTCACAGGAGCTGCTGCCGTGTTCAGGAGCGTGATTGACGCGTTGGTTGCCTTCGTGTTCGCAACGCAGTTTTGGTTCTGCGCGGAAGCTGCGTTAGCAACTTGGTTCGTGATGAGCGGCGGGCTGATGACGATTGCTTGGTTACCAGCAGCAGGCGCACTCGCCGAGATGACACGGAAGGTCTTAAGCTGACCGGTGTCGCCTTTGGTGATGTGGTGCACTGCGTTGATGCCAGCGATCGTGAACGCGTCGCCTGCGGCCAAAGCCCCAGCGGAAACTGCCACAGTCAGGGACTGGAAGCGGTTGTCCACGTTGAGACGCTCTGCCGTTGTTGGCGAGGTCGAGATGGCTTTGGGGATGTAGTAGTTCGCGCCAGCGTCCGTCGTGTTGATGGTCGCTGTAGCAGACCCGGCACCCAAGCGGACCGCGTAGTCGAGCTTGTAGATGTCGAAGGACGCCACCATTCCAACGTATGCACGCTCATACGCCTTGTCGGACTTCTGGTTCCCGAAGGAGCGCGAAGCCTTGGCGAGGTCGTTAGCAAGACCGTTGTAGTCCCGCGTGTTGAGCGCGAGGTAGCGGTCGCCATCCATGATGCCTTGCTCGTTGAAGATTGCCTCGCACTGGGCGACGTCATCGAAACCGCTTGAAGCACCTGCCGCGGTCGTGCGCTTAACCACCAGCGTGCCCTGATTGGCAGCGATGTTCAGCACCGACACGTTGATGTCAGAAGCGAGTTTCTGCTTGGCGGAGTTGCCAAGGCGTTGCTCTTGCAGAGCGTCACGAAGCTCTTGAGCGTTGAGCTCGAAAGCGACCGTGCGCGTCTGGTTGATGCTGGCGGGTACCGCGAGCTGGGTATAGCTGGAGTAGCCACCAACGCTGGTAATATCCGTCCCAACCCCTGCATTCGAGATCGAAGTCGCGATGTAGGGCTGTGGGCGCCAGATGACGTTGTTGGTGCGCTCCATCATCGTCTGGTCTGTGTTATAGATCGAGACGTTACGGGAGAGGACAAGCGCGTCGTTGAACCCCTCAAGGAGGTTTTCAAACGCTACGCGCTCTTCTTTATTGAACGAGTTAGCCATAGGTTACTTTTTTGACTGCAATTGACGTTTGTAGGCCAAAATCTGCGTGTAATCACCGGTGCGCTCGGCCTTTGCGCGTAGGTTTTCCAACACTTCGTCGGATCCTCCGGTTGACCTTGCCCCGCCGGACGGTGGGGTCTTCTCTGGAGGAGGAGCAGTTTTCTTTGTCACCTTGAGTTGCGTTTCGAGCTTTGCGACCGCGAATGCGAATCTTACCGGGTCTTTTATCTCAGCAAGTTCTTTCGCCTTTTTCGGGT